CTACTGAAGCAGCCGCTGACTTTAATGCAGCTGCAGCCAGCACGATGTTTAGAATCGGTGGTGGGCTTGGTACGGGTGCCGGAACAGCAGCAGCTATCAATGCTCCGATTACCCTGAGTAACGCTACAGCTGCCTTCGCAGGCGGTACTGGCGATACCTTCACGGTTACTGTGAACTTCCGTACCGTAGCTGCTGTTTAATGCTATAAGGGAGATGTGACTCAATGGCGCAGACAAAGACTGAGATTGTGAGTTTGTCGATAATGCTAATGGGTCACAAACCTATTCAAACGCTTGAGAATGCCGACGATTTAACAATTGCCGCATCTCAGGCATTTGATTTATTACTGCCTTCAGTATTAGCATCTGGTAACTGGCGTTTCTCTATGCAGATAAGCCAGCTATCCTTATCACCTGAACTACCACCTCCGCAATCTGGTTGGCAGAATATTTATCTACTACCAGCGGGCTATCTCAAAAACATTAGAATCATCCCGAATAATTATGTTTATGAGATTTACCAGAACAAGCAGATTTATTGTAACTGGGGAACACTGTCTCCTGTCTACATGGAATATGCGTTCCAGCCAGCCATTAATGAATTACCTCCTCATTTTGTAAATTATTTAATCTAGCTTCAAGCGCCTCTGGTGAGGGAAATAGCTGCCTTCCTGTCATTAAACAATGCTCAGAAGCCGGATTACTATAATGCGATGGAAGCTAAGCGAATTGCACAGTTAGCGATGGCTGCAGCAACCGATGCACAAAACAGGCCTCAGTTCGTTCAGATCATGATACCCGTCCTGAACAACCGAAATATCACTGGCATTATTGGACCCGCAATAGGTTGAGAGTGATATGAAATGGGATATCAATTATGGTCACAAGATAATTTTAGCAAGGGAGAGCTGTCTCCCTACATGTATGCTCGCGCCGGAGTAGAGCAATATGCTTTAGGTTTGAAGATAGCGCAGAATGTTTTGACCTATCCCATAGGGGCAGCTGGTAAACGCTTTGGTACTCTCTTTCAAACACTTTTAGATAATCTGATTACTGATCGAAACGAGATTTACTTCCAGACTTTTCAGTATCTCGACCAATGCATCTACCAGTTGGTTTTCTATCCCGGTTTTGTGGATATCTTCCTTGAAGGAACTTTTCAGTTTCACTTGGCGACTCCTTACGACCAGCAGGATATTCAAAAATTTAATACGACAACCATAGGCTCCATATTCAGGATAACCTGCCCTAATCGTGTTCCCATGGATTTACAAAGATATCCTAACGTGCCTCCTGATGGATCGCCTTATACCATAACCAGCATTGTTACGAATCAGTTTGATATTGCTCCTACTTTTACTTTTCAGATCGGAGAAGTCTTACCAGTCATGTTTACAACGACTGGCACATTTCCTCTTACATCTCCTCAGATAAAAGCTGGTATCGTTTATTTTATTTATATTAATTCCAACACATCCTTTACAGTTTATGCTTCAGCCCCAGAAGCAAAATTCCAGTTAAATCCATTTACGTTAAGTAATATAGGCACTGGAACAAACCAAGTTGTAGTTCAGGATATCTGGAAAATCGCCCCTACCTTTTTTAAAAATCTTCCCTTCTATGATTTTAATGGTCAGATTGCCACTTATGATTCAGATACCTTTACCCCCAGTGCTACCACAGGTAATGCTGTAACCGTTACAGTTTCGCCTGGCTATAGTCTTCTGAATAGTAATTATGTGGGGGGAGCATTTATTGGAGGAGGCGGGAGCGGGAGAATTACTGCAGTAGCGAGTACCAGCTCTTTCACCATGGCAGTACAAGACCCTTTTGATAATACGAATCCTATACAGGGCAGTTTGGTATTATTGGCAGAACCTGCGTGGAGTAATACGCGGGGATGGCCGCAGGTGTGTTCCAGTTACCAAAGTCGCGCATTCTTTGCGAATACCGTGAGTTTGCCCAATGGTCTATGGTCAAGCGTCATTAACGATTACACTGATTTTGGTGATTTAACCACAGATGATGATGATGCCATTAGCTGGTTTCCGACTTCAGATGCTGTCAATGTTATTCGTTTTATTGTGCCATACAGATCGCTGACTGTTCACACGAATACAGGCGTTTATTCCAGCCCTCTGTCCGACACACTGGCAATTACACCCACAGGTTTTAGTTTATTACTTCAAGACTCAACACCCGCTGATGTAGTGCAACCGCAGGCTATTGATAATCAGATTATGATTTTATCGGGTAATGATCTGCATACAATGCTCTGGGATGGGATTAATAATGCCTATACCACGAATATCGTTTCAATTATTAATGAGCAAACCATTCGTAATCCAGTTGACGAATCAACCTATGCTGACCTGCGCCGGGCAGGTAGTCGATACGTATTTATCGTCAATGAATCCGGCAGCATGGCAATCATGCAGACATTACTTTCTGAAAGTGTGGCCGGGATAACGCCAGCTATCATGGAACAAAGTTACGGAACAGCGCAGTTCTTACAATGTGCCAGTAGTGCTGATGGCCGGGCATGGTTTGTCGTACAAAGACAATTTGCCACCAATGTTGATAGTGGTGCCGGGCTTCCTATTATTGGTTTTACCCATAATACACTGAAAGCGACCTTAAGTTTAATCGGAGCGACCCCGGTAGCGATTACCTTTACCACCACAGGCACTTTACCCAATAGTATTCCTAAAATAAAAGTTGATACTTATTACTGGGCAGTTGGTGTAGATGCTGATAATTTCTCCATTTATTTAACACAGGAAGATGCTGAGCTAGGTGTCAATGCAATTGTCTTCTCTAGTGCCGGAACGAATACAGAAATGTTCCGCTGGCCGCCAGAAACATTCTTTACTCTAGAAGAATTAACCCATGATACTTACTTGGATTGCGCAGTTTTTTATGATGGCGCTCCTACCAATGTTGTTGCTACTGGAAACCTATTTAATGCGCAACAAATAAAAATGGTTGGGAATGGTTTTGGTTTTAGCGCTGAAGGAATAGATGATCAGGTAGCCTTTATGGCGCATGGTATGCCTGTAGATGTTTCTCTGGCGTATATCGGATTTCCGATTGTGACGATCATGGAACCTATGCCACTTATGATGCCAGCTGGAAGTCAAACATCCCTCACAAAACCTAAGCATATTCGCTCTGTTCGATTCATGTTCAATGATACAATAGGCGGCTCAATTAATGGAATTCCCATTGCATTAAGGCCTTTTAGTCAAGCAGACATTGGCGAACCTCCTGTACCAGCCAATGGGATTTTTGAGATGAGCATTATGAAAGGCTGGGATGATTTTAATAACCCGACATTTACGATCATGCATGATGACCCATTTAACATCGAATTAATCGGTCTATTTTATTCAGTGGATACCTAGGAAGGATAATGTATGCCCTTTGCATTTTTACTAGCACTTCAAGCTGGTGGTATGGTTGTTGACTGGTTAAGTACGAATGACCAGAACCAGTTATTGAAGGAAGGCGACACACTTAATCAGGCGGCCATTACCGCTAACATTGCCACTTCTCGTCTTCAGTTTGAAGATGAAAGCCTTGACGCTATGAAAAAGCTGCGTATGAACCTTGGCACTCAAATGGCAATGCAGGCTGCTCGCGGTGTATCTAGCGCCGGAGAAGGGGTTTTATTTAGCAATGAATCCGTAGGTAACTTTAATGCTGACCAGAGAATCCGCAAAATTAACCAGTTATCAACGGAGAATGGTTTGAAAGCCCAAGGGTTAATTTCATCCCTGAATACCCAAGCCAATATTGATAAAAACTGGAATGCTTTCGATCAGAGAACGATTGCTAAGATTCCAACTATTGGGGATGCATGGAGTGGTATCGGCAAAGGATTTAGTGCCAAAAATGGTTATGGTTTCAGCACCCCAAAGCAAGCCAATTACGGTCTAACCAAGGTAACCCAATAATATGGCTAACCCATCTATCCCTGTATTAGACAGGCAAGAATCTTCTCCGAAGATGGGGGCAACCCCCGACTTCTCCGGTGCATTTACGAATGCCGCCGAAGCTGATAGCAACCTTAGTGCTATAGGCTCGTCAGTAGCCCAGAGTGCCAGCAATCAGATGGCAGTCCAGCTGGGCTATGAAAAAGGCCAGACCCCCACAGGCGATCTCGCACCCCCTCTAACGGACTTCGATAAGAACTTCAAAGACTCCTATGAACAGCAGGCTCATGCCACTTTAAGCAGCCAAGGTGATGCGCTGCTTGCGAATGCTCACGTTGAAATGAGTAAAGCTAACCGGATGACACCGGAGTTAATTGCTAAAACCACCCAGCAACTGCAGATGAGTTTAAGCAAAATTGCCGAGCAAGCGCCCACCAATGTTCAGGGAAAACTGAAACAGCAGTTTGATTCCTCTGTCCTGAGCATGACGACTCAGTACAACGAAAAGATGATCGCCCAGAACCGCGAAGATCAGACCAACATACTTACCAACGGTGTAGATGTTGGTATTAAAAATGCCTTGGAGTTTGCTAAAGCGGGTGACATGAAGGGTGCGAAAGCTGCAGCTGACAGCGCCAAACGCATGGCTGACAATATGGCAGCGAATCATCTTCGAACTCCCGAAGAAGTTAGGGTTATGAAGGAAACGGCTGACCAGACTTTATTGACGGGGCAGTATACCTTCCTCGCCATGCAAGCCTTAAAGATCAATCAATACCCGGCGTTCGCAAAATCCTATGCGGAAAATAAACCAGCTGGCATGACCAATGAGCAATGGATTACTACGGGTGAACAGTTCAATAAGCAAGTAGGTTTCATTCAGAGTTTGCAAACCCAGAACGATAATCTACTAACCCAGCAAATGGAAAACCGTATTGCCATGGACCCCAACAGCATCACGGGATCACAATGGGTACAGTATGAAAATAGTGTCTCTCCTCAAAAGGCAGCTGAAACCCAGTTCAAATACATTCAGGCCATGAAAAAAGGCAAGACAGACGATGCGAATGATGACTTCCTGACCCAGCATTGGAGTGACCCAACAGTCCAGGCTAATGCGACACCCAAACAGAAAGATAGGGTTTTCAATAAGCAAGTCGCCTACACCATGCAACAAAGCCAGCAGAATGGTAATCCAATGACATTGGAGCAGGCTGCAGTTGAAGTGGCAGCTTCCGCTGGCAGCGAGATTCCAGTCTTTGTACGCCAGCTAAAAAACCAACTGCACAGTGGCAATGCCCAGCAGATTGAAGCTGCTGCAACGATGATACATGCACTCTATGGAATGCAAGCGGGTAAGGCGGTTGCTAGTCTTAACCAAGAAGATCATGCCCTGTATACGGCGTATGAAGCCCGCAAGGATAGTACTGACCCTGTGACAGCAGCTCACGATGCAACGGCAGTAGTTTTAAACCAAGACAATGATGTATTGTTGGCTAATAAACAAAAATGGGCTAATCAATTACAGAAAGCCACGCAAGGAGGCTTATCACATAATGTGTGGGCTTTGCAGAAGTTTGGGTTATCAAACTCCTCTTTTTTCAATCCATCACTTGCACAAGTTTATGGCGGTGACATTCTTCGGAACTACGAAACCAATTTTGAACTTCTAAATGGTGATGACAATTCTGCCCAGAAGATGACCCAGACTTATATCGACCAGAACTATGGCGAGACAGGTATCAATGGTGGAAGCTTCACTACGTTGCATCCCCTTGAAAAAGTGGTGGGTTTCCAGAACAAGGATTGCATTCCCTATATCCAGCAGGATGTAGTCAATCAGATGCAGCCTAACTTTGCTAAGCAGAAAGCCTTGTATGATTCCAAGCGGTCCAATGAATATTGGGAAGTGATGCCAGTCACGGGTAATAAGCGGGGGGTTATTAGCACCAGTTATGACCCTATTCAGGTCAAGCGCACCCAGCGTACTAAAGACGGCATTAAAGCTACTACCTTCAATGTGGTACTGCAGGGGAATGCATTTAGCCAATGGGATGTGGCCGTTCAAACGGACAGTGGAATGAGAAACCTGTTTCAAGTCGCACCTTTCTTAGGCGTCCAATCCTATACGCCAAACGTACAGGCAATTCGTGAAAACTACATGAAAGACCATGCGCTGCACACGGAAAGTTACCTAGCTAAGACTGAAAGGATAACTTCTGAAACCGCGAAAAAGTTTTTAGAAAATCTGCCAGCCATCCCTAAAGGCCATCCGAATAATACCTATTGGGGTGTAAAAAATGGCGCTTGATGATGACGATGACATTGACTCCTCCGACGATGAATCAAACGATTCCGGTGGTGCGACTGATTTAACTAACTTACCGACAGCAGGTGATAAACCAGCGTTCGCCAAAGACATTGTAATCCCTAAAAAGAAAAAGCAGACCTTGCAAGATATCCCGCTGGACATGAGCGTCCAGTACACGCCTCAAAATCCCTACCTCATGGATGGCCACAGTATTGGCACGCATTCCTCAGAAAACCTGCAGGGTGAAGCTGATAAACCCGGCTTCATGGATACCGCCAAAGCCGAAGCCTATAACTGGTCAAGTGAATCCCAGCTGGTACATGCAGGTATCACGGCGCTGAATAAGCCAGACCCGGCGCAGGATATAGCATCAGAAGGCTGGACACCCAAATCAAATGTCGAGAATTTCATTAATGTCAGACCTGAGAATCTTGGGTTTCTCCTAGATGCAACCGGACCAAAAGACCAGACATACCGTTTACACCAAATCTACGCCCAGCAAGCGCATGATGACGCCCTGACAAATGGCTCATTCGTTGCGAAGCTTTTGGGGGGATTCGCAGGTGCGGTTACCGATCTACCATCCTATATACCTATTATCGGGGCTTATAAGTACGCCAAACTAAGCTCCACTTTTATTTCAGGCGCATTGCGTTCCATACCGGGTGTTGCTGCCTATTCGTTAATTAACGAAGGTGCTAAAAACGTAGACCGCGTGAATGGCAACATGACTGATTTTTTAACCCAGTCTTTTACCGATACCCTGTTCGGCTCTCTATTGTTTGGGGCAGGGGGCGCATTAGGTACGGGTGCGGAAATCATGGGAACATGGCAGGCTCGCAATGTGGCCAAGAATTATATGGATGGTATTGACGTCAAGTTACTGACTGATGAATCCGGAAAGATCAATGGCTACAAAGCGGTAGATACTACTGGAAGCCTGTCAGCTGACAAGGTGAGTTTCGCCCAGGATTTAGTAGATTCGACTTTCCTGAAATCAGGTCTTTTCAAAGTGCCTTACCTCGGTAGTCTAATTTCCAAAAGTCTGGCATTAAAAATTCCCTACACGAACGCCTACTTTGGCTCTCAGCTGCAATCCCTACTGCAGTCACCTTACAAGGTCATGCGAGGCTTCGTTGACCGGGTAGCGGACCATTCGATTTACACAGAAGGTCTTGCCAAGGGTGAAGCTGCCCCTAAAAAGTTTGCCAGCCTGATGCAGCAATCCATGGCGCAGTTTCGCTCTCTGTCAGATCAGGTAAGGGCGCTTCACCTGCAAATGAATGGCTTTGATATTAGAAATCGACCTTTGGGTGGAGCTATCAATACCGGGCTTAACCTAAAGCAGAAGGCCGCCAATATTCTCGACAAAGACCTTGGCAAATCAGCCTACGTATCACGCGATGATTTTGATAGCCAAGTAAGCGATGTGCTGCTAAATGAAACCCAGAGCGACCATGCGCCTGTGAATGCGGCAGCTAACCTATTACGCCCCTACATGGACAACATCTATAAAAACTGGCGCACAGCGTATAACCTGCCAGAAGACTGGTTGCCGACTAAAACCGCAGCGGGCTATCTTACCCGTGTGTATGACACCGCCTATATGAACACCAATAAAAACCAGTGGACTTCTGTTATCTCAAACTGGTTAAGGGATGCTGATAATACAATCGCTAACCGCGAACAGCCCATCAAAGATTTAGCTGATAGCATCAAGGAATTTGAAGGTAAGCACACCGAAGCTGTAGCCATGCTTGCAGCTTACAAAAAAGGCCAACCACGCCCAAAAAGAAAGGTTGAACCCAATACCACGGAAACCGGAATCGAAGTACCGGGTGGCACTACAGACCTTCCAGTGGGTAGTCCGGCGCATACGCTCCATTCCATGCGCCGTAAACTACGCGCCATGAAAGACCAATTACAGGATGAACTACGCACCAATCCCGACTTGCAGCTGCATGTTCATGACTGGAATGCCCTGTCAGCTACAGAAGGTAAGACACTGGCGAGTTTGTTAAAACCCCAGCGCCAGTTAGCCAAAAAAGTGAAGGAACAAAAAGCCAAACTTGCCGCTGTTAAAGCAGAAGCAAGTCGGGCATTATCAGCTGCCAAAAATACCGAAGATATTAAGAAAGCAATTCCAAAGGCGAAGAAACATGCTCAGGTTGATAAGACTGTTAAAGCAGAAGAAGATAAACTCCACGAAGCTCAGGCTAAACTTGATACGGAAACAGATCGTCTTCAAGATATGGCGCATAAGGGTGAAATTAATCCACGCTTCTATAACCGCTCGCCTGACAGCTTTCATTACGAATTTAAAAACCCGAATGACCGATTAAAGTTTCGGGAAAAGTACGAACGCCATGATGAGCGGGAATCTCATGCCAAAGCCTATTACGATACGATTCTAGGCCAGACAGCTGAGCAAACTATCAATGACATTATGGAAAAGTTTACCGGACGCAATTCCTCAAACCCGGTGAAAGCACGTACCCTATTAGTTCCCGATAAGCTCCTTTACGATAACAAATTCATGACCAAGGACTTGATGGCCAAGGTCGGTAACTACGGAAGCTACCTCAATCGTCGAATCCATTTAAAGTCAGTCTTTAACGATGTTACCGTTGATGGAAATATCTCGTCACTATTTAGTCAGCTCCACGATGAGTTTCAGAAATTCAGGACACCCTTGGATAACAAGAAATCCCAGCTGCAGGAAAAGCTCAACGCTGAAGGCCTCACAGAGAAGGAACAGCGGGATATCCGAAAACAGATTAATAAAAATGATAAAGAGTTAACGAAAGTCGCCAAAGACTTCGATAACCAAAAAGAAATCATGCAGCATCTATTCAATAAAATGATGGGTAAAAAGGATTTCAAGTTTGGGAATGAGCGGGCAAGAAGCATTTTAATGTCTTTAACTGCTATCGCGAATCTACCATTCGTGCCATTTACACAGCTAAATGACTTATCGGCTATCGGGCTGCAGCATGGTATGTGGCCTTTTATCCGGGATGGGTTAGAGCCTATCATTACGAGTCTTGGCGGGATGTTAAAATCCAAAAACTCTGAGGCCTTCAGAAAGACCGCGCCATCCCTCCATCTGGCAGCACAAGATGTTTTAAACGGTTACCAAGACCGTAACTGGGGAATGCACACCAATCCCTATCTTAACCTTGGGCGTATTGCCACAAGCCTTGAAACACTGGCACATATCAGCTCTAACTTCACTGGAACAAATTACATAGACAACGGATTGCAACGATTCTCAGGTGCCGTTGCCCAGTCTGAATTCATGCGAATACTCACTGCCAATGCTAAAGGTAAAATTAGCAAAAGAGATTCTCTTTACATACGAAAATACGGCATAGACCCTGATAAGTGGGGTGAACGCATGATAGCAGCCTTCCAGAAAGATGGGGGTGGTAAAACCCGGCTTGGCGGTTATCAATCCCTATTTCATCAGTGGTCAGACATGGAGGCGGCTAACGAATTCAGTAGTGCGGTTTTCCGCGCCATCAAAGACACTAACATCCAATCCGGTATCGCTGATTCTCCCTTCTGGACAGATAGCCTGGTGGGAAGCATCATCAAAGGTTTTAATGGGTGGATGTATGCTTCAGTCAACCGATATGTCATACCGTCGATGCAGCAACCTGATGCGTCTAAGCTTCTTGGTGTTATGTTCATGCTTGGCATGGGTTCCCTGGTTGATCCTCTACGCCGTTTTGCACGCGGAGATGAGCCATGGCCACCCACACTTACCGACAAACAAAAGCTCTGGGCAGCGGTCAATAACTCAGGATATTTCAGCTGGTATGCCACTATGTTATCCGATGCAAACCTATTGTCCGGTGATAGACTGATGGGTGACTTAAAAAGTGACAAATACAAAGACCGTAGCCGTGTCGGTTTACTTGGACCCGCTTTCGGTACGGTGAATAATATGGCCGATGTTTTAGGCATGATTGCCACCGGGGAATGGAACGAGGGAGATGTGAAGAAAGCCGTCCGCATGACACCGTTTGCTAACGCCAGCTGGACATACTGGATGAGCCATAAGCTCATTGACAGTTTAAACCTGCCAAAGAACAGAAACCAAGCTCACGCCTTAAAGGAGAATAGCCAGTGACGAATATCATCATCAATGACACGCTGCCCCTAACACAGGCGATTGCGATTTTAGGACAAACAGTATACAGCACCAACTGGACAGCCAATGCCGCCTCCGATGTGGTTGTCTACTCACGCCCAGCCAATACACCAGCCAACGATGCCACTCAGATTCTAACATCCTCACAGTACAACGTAGCTTTCATTGGGGATGAACTGGAAGTGCAGGTAACCCTGATAACACCTTCCGCAGCCGGGGATGTAATCACGATCACCCGTATGACTCCGGCGGATTACCTGAATCTCTACAGCAATACAAATTTTACGCCAAGTATGCTAAATAACGACTTTGGAATCCTGACACTGGTAGACCAGCAAGCCCAGCTAGTAAACTCCCAAGTCGCGCCGAGATATAACTATTCGGCCATCATAAACACCCCGGTTGACACGATTTTACCGATATTGGGTGCGAATCAAGTCTGGGCAAAAAATTCTAACAACACTGCTTTTGTTGCCATACCAGTGGGAAGTGCCGCTTCATTGACTGCAACTGACCCATCATTACCCTTCGTTGCCAGTACTACAGGAACATATATCGTTGGCCACGTTTTGGTTGCAGGCGATACACTGGGTACACTTGCCGATAGCGGTTCATTTGCAGGACTTGGCACCGTAACAGATGTGGAAACTGGCACAGGCTTGACAGGTGGTCCAATTACCGGCACAGGTACAATTTCTTTCGCACCTATTGCTGCTAATAGCTTTTGGGCTAATACCACAGGAAGCCCTGATGTTCCAGCAGTCACCTCACTTGATCTGTTTTTATTGAGTGCTAATAATCTTGATGATCTTGCCAGCATTCCCACAGCTGTCTCCAATCTTGGATTGACCATTGGCACCAACACTCAGGCTCATAGCACCCTCCTAGATGAGATAGCCGCAGGCACATGGCCGGGTGCTACCTCCATTGTCACCGTAGGAACGATTACAGCTGGCACATGGGATGGCTCGGTCATTCAGCCTGCCTTTGGTGGCACCGGAGTAAATAACGGCGCACATACGCTCTCAATGGCGGGTAGTGTGGCATTTACAGGAGGGTTTACTACTTCCTTTGTGACGACTGCTAATACCACCGCTACATTGCCTTCTGGCGCCATAACACTGGTTCCCACTACAGGTGCCGGGGCGTCTGGTACATGGGGCATAAGCATCTCAGGTAATGCAGCCACAGCAACGACTGCGGGTTCAGCAACTACAGCTGGTAGTGCCACTACTGCAGGTAATCTCACAGGGCTTGCTGCATCAACTCTTTATGGTAATCCAACGGGTGTGCCTGCAACCGGACAAGTAATTACCCTTGGTTCTGGTTTAGCTTTTGCAGGCACTACCTTAATCGCTACTTCCTCAGCATCAGGAACTGTGAATAGTGGAACGATAAATGCAATTGCATTCTATCCTGCAACTGGCACCTCTATTAGTGGGCTAGGTTTTCCCGGTGTAGCTAGAGCTATGCTATGGGGTAATACCACGAATGCTCCTACTTTTGCGCCTTATTCTATGCCAGCCACTCTAACTGCTGGTGATATGTGGTGGGCTAATACCACAACAACTATCGCACCTATTACTAGCACTACTAACGCCGTTCTAACATTTGGGCTGTCTGCTCCTGCATGGCTTCATTTAGCTTCTGGACAATTTTTATTAGGGAATTTGACTAATATTGCAGGTTCCCCTTATGCGCTTCCCATCACTACTTTAACCACCAATAGCATTTTGTTTGCTTCGAATTCTACATTAGTCGGACAGATAGCGCCTGCTAATAGCGCCATGCTGGTAACGAATGCTTCCGGGGTGCCATCTTTTGTACAGCCTCTTACTCAAAATTTACCCGCAGCTTCCGCTGTATCATTAGTCTCTAACGTAGCGAAAGATGTAATAGTTTTATCGGGCTTAACAGTTGGTAGTAAGTGGATAGCAAGCGGAAATGTTACTTTCGTTAGTAATACGGGCACGTTTAGTTTTCCACAGGCATGGGTGAGCGCCAGTTCGGCTACATTGCCTGACGCATCTTTATATAATCAATCTCCTTCCTCTGGAATTACAGCGAATAATTGCGGCGTAGTAGCACCTCCTGAAATTTTAACAGTCGGTGTATCAGGTAATTTATATTTATCCTGCGTAACAACACTTACAGTTGGTCTATCAGCGTGCGGTAATATTGTTTTGATTCCAGCTTAGTGAACAGTCTGGCTAATGACGCAACGAGGATTGGACTTGCTTTTTCGATAAATGACCTCATCATAACGTCTATGGGGAATGATAATAGCCTTGGGGTAAACGATGATGGCGTGGCTCTGGCCATGATAGATTTTAACATTGCCATCATAGCAATCCAGAAACGAGGCTTTCGCTCCCGTTGCGAGTAGCAGTAGAATGACTGAGATAATGTATTTCATTTTGAATGCCTTTCAATTTAGGAGAATCCTGATGACCAAGCTTACATCCAAAGCCCGTAATGCTCTACCGAATTCTAGCTTTGCTGGTCCTGATAGATCTTACCCGGTGCAAGATAGAAGCCATGCTGCCAATGCGAAAGCCAGGGCTACCCAGATGCACGACAAAGGGTTATTATCCTTACGCGCGGAAGAATCTATTAAAGAGAAAGCCGACCAAGTATTACATCACTCTAAAGGATAATTGAACCATGACCAAAAGCCCCATTGAGCAAGTCCAAGAAAAGTTAGATCAAGCATTGATGAACGTGAAAGTTTTAAATGCGCAGGTAGAAGCTTCAAAGCAAATGATAAGCGAAGGCATGACTTTGGCTTTACAGATGCGAACTAACATTCAACTGTTCCAGCAAGATGCACAAGACAAAGCTCGCTCTATTGAATTACTGACTAACAAGAACGAAGAACTATCCAAGCAGATACTGGAACTTCAAGCACCACCAAAAGTTATTGAGCCTGAAGGTGATAAACACGCTCAGCCAGAACAACCACCAGCATAGTGGGAAGTAATTTATCTACGTCAGAATCCCAAGCATCAACCCATACCCGCATCAGGGCAGGATGTTCAAGGCGCTCGTTAATGATAAGAACATCTGCGCCGTTGTCCACCGTCGAGCCGGTAAGGATGTCTTTTGCGTTGAAGCTTGGGGTATGCGTGGTCTTAAGCGGATTGGTACTCACGTTTATTTATTCCCACTGCAAAAACAAGCTCGTTCAGTTATTTGGCAAGGTTTAGATTTTGATGGCAGGCCTTTCATGGATGCCATTCCTGATGCTCTCGTTTCCAAAAGGAATGAGGCGCGAATGGAAATTGATTTCTATAATGGCTCAAAGCTAGTTCTAGCAGGCAGCAACAACTACGATGGGTTGATGGGTACAAACCCGGTATCCATCATCTATTCAGAATTCTCCCTTCACAATCCTCTAGCCCGTCAATACTTAAACCCCATCCTAGTTCAGAACAAAGGAATTGAGATTCTGCAGTTTACCCCTCGCGGGATGAATCACGGTTATGATGTTTTCCAGCAAGTGAAAGATTTACCGGACTATCACGTTGAGCATCTGAGTGTAGAACAAACTTTCAAACATGATGGTGTTACCCGTATCATTACAGACGAAGATATTAAGCGAGCTAAAGACCTTGGCATGTCTGATGAGTTAATCCGGCAAGAATTCTACGTCGATTTTGAAGTCGGTAATCTAGGTGCTTACTTTACTCGTGAAATGTCTGATATGGACAGGGAAGGCCGTATCTGCACCTTAAGGCCTAACCCCCATCTACCATTACACTCAGTTTGGGATTTAGGAGGCACTGATGCCACAGCAGGTTGGCTTTTTCAAATCGAAGGTCGCTTTATCCATTTGCTTTTTCTTTTGCATGATACTGGCCGTGGCCTTAAGTTTTACCTTGATGAAGCTGAGAAGATCAGACAGTCAATCGGTTGTCCTTGGGGAAATCACTGGATGCCACACGACGTTAAGCAGGAACATCAAGGCTGGGAACATACCGAATCGAGAATCATGCAAGCAAGGAAACACGGATGGCACTTGCAAGTTGTACCCAAAGTCAATTTCGAAGATGGCATAGAAGCCGTTCGCTATCTGTTCCCTAGGCTTCGAATAGATAAACTCAACTGTAAACTGGGAATCACTGCAGCTCGAGAATACCAACGAGAGTACGATGAAGAAAAGAAATGCTTTTCAAAAAAACCTCTAGATAACTGGGCGGTTCATATAGCCGATGCGCTTCGGTACCTCGCCGTAACCTACAAACGACTCTACGATATTCCACAGGCTCCTA